CAACAATTCAGTAACATCGCGAACACGAGTGGCTGGCCCTCCTTGAATGGGGGTAAAAGCCACATCTCGGCCAGATCGAGTCCAAGCAAGCTCGGAGTCAACCTCACCATCATTGCCAACAGTATCAATGTTGACAACGTAGACCTGGTCACTCGGACGAAACACGTCCCAATCAGCTTCAGAGAAGCCACCACACACGCACGACAGCACAAAGCCGCGCGACGCAGAAGTGAGGTGGTGGCAATCTGAAAGCTGATCAGCACAAAGGGTCAATGAGCGACCGGGAATAGCCCAGGTGCTCAGATCGCGCTTGTCCGAGATGGCCGTGAGGTTGTGCCAAGCAATCTCATCGGCCGGGGAAGTGATCGGCGAAACAGCATGCGTGACGCGCCCAGATGGGGCGACGCTATGCAGGGCCATGCCAACGGTGTAGACAGCAAGCTGTGGCGCTAGTGCAACGACGGCGCGCTTTTCGGCACGTGCTCGGTCACGGGATAAGGTGGGAGTAGTCTCACCAACCAATCCAGCGTAACCCATACCATGCCAGGAGCCGTCGCGCTCTTTCTTGCCTTCCACAGCTTGCCGCGCCTTGCGCACGGCCATGTCTTCAAGAGCAGCAGGGGGCAATGGGGCTGGCCTAGCGGGCAACCGCTTCTTCACCCAACCCTTCAAAACCTGATCTGCTCGCCGACCAACTCGCTCCTCCACATACTCCAACTGCCCGAGGTCACCACGAAACTTCCGCAAATTAACGAAAGCCGGTGCTTCTTCAACATCAGAAGCCCTGCGCTTAGCCTGCGCAGCCGGAAAACGGCGGGAAAACGTAGTCGTCTGGGCCTGGCGTTCATGGCCATGGCCCGGCTCGGGAATGTTAGCAGTTGTGGAATGAGCAAAGTCGCCACGGGGAGGATTCAGCACAAATCGTTGCGATCGAGAATCTCGGTCGCCGGCACAGGGGACAGAAGGTCCCCGATTGCCATTTGTGCTCTGGTTGCCAGCACTAGCGCCGGCTGGTTGGGCACCAGACCGGCCTGCTTGGCCACCAACCTCCCCGGACCGCCCCGGCTGACTCGCACGGGGGCTGGGGGGGCGACTCGAGGCCGCTTTCGGGCGGGTTCGGGTCGCGAGGACGCGGCCTTCACCTTTGGGGCGGTGTAAGCCGGCCCCTTCGCCTTGTGCGGCGCGGATTGTCGCGAAAGTGCGATCAACGCTTGCCTTTCCGAATGCATCATGGGCCCGTCGTACACTGGGACCAGTTGCTTGGGGAGGCAGGTGTCGCGCAGGGGCGACGATGCGCGTCTCACCCCTCGCAGGCGAGACGCACGAACCAGCGGCGTGTGCTCCACCGCCGCTGCTTCCTCCTGCACGAACCGAATGTGCTCCCGACGCAGGCGAAGCACAAGTGCGGTAGGTGGCAACTTCCGCTGCATCTGGAGTGGCTGGCCTTCGCCCGCGTCCACCCGGTAGGCACTCAACAGTGACAAATCCGGTAGCGGGTGCTGTAGGCAATCCTTGTGCTCGGGGCACAGGAAGAACGGCCAATCCTGGATGTAGTACATACGGTGCGGGATGTGCGGGTCCTCGAACAGATCGAGGAGATACCACCGTGCTTGAAACTCGACGAGAGCCTCGTCGCAAGCCTTCGGGGGACCGCACTCGCTCACCACGGGTTGAAAACACCGCAGGGTGGGCGACAGGGCGCACAGCATGCTCCTGCAACCCTCGCGAAACACGGAGGGCCAGGCGTTCACGCCTCCCGAGACGGGCTCGTCGCCGGTTAGCACCGTTGCGAGAGCCCGCGCCACCTGATGCGACGCTTCGAGCGCCAACACTGGTGACACCACCAACAGGACCGTTAATTGGTCCTGCGGTTGCGGGGGGGTGATGGGGAAGGACGTCACGCACAGTTGAGTCATTAGACATCAAGGCGTTTTAGGTCGG